GGGTTTTTTTAGTGGACTTAAATTAAATGGATCGTATATATTTAGGGATGTTAAAATGAGTGAGAATATAAGTAAATTAAATTATGGTGGTTCAACAATAACATACCATCGTATACTTAACACATTTACTATGAATTTAACTTACAAAACAATATCTGTCAAAAATACATCAAATAAAATATGCTCAATTGATCCAGGTATACGAGATTTTATGGTGTTGTTTAGTGATACTAAAGTATGTAAAATAGGTGTAGAATCTACAGATAAATTATATAAAAAATGTAGAGAAGTAGATAAAATAGATTCAAAAATGAATAGTAAAGAATATTATGTAAATGAAAAAAAATATATTGTAAATAGTAAAAGGAAAAGACAATTAAATGAAGTAAAACATAGGAAAATAACGGAAATCAAAAATATGAAAAAAGAATTACATGATCAGACAATAAATTACATCTGCAAAAATTACAGCAAAGTAATAATACCACCATTCGAAATCCAAGAAATGGTAAGTAAATTACAAAGTAAAACAGCACGATGTATGTATACATTGTCATTTAATGAATTTAAAGAGAAACTGAAAAATAAAGGAAAAGAAAGAAATTGTGAAATAATAATAAAACCGGAATATTACACAAGTAAAACATGTACGAGATGTGGAAATATAAAAAAGGATCTGAAAATGACAGATAAAATATATTCATGTAAAAAATGTGGATTAGAAATAGACAGAAATTATGCCGGAGCAAGAAATATAATGCTAAGAAATAATTAATGGGAGCTACCCCTATTTATACATAGAAAAATGTATAAATATAAGAATACAAATCTAAAGGGATATGTATTAAAAAATTAAGCTTAATATTTGAATGATGAAATGTATGTTTTATTAAATAACATTAAGTTTTATGTAGCGGAGAGAACGGTACATGGTATACATTCTGTAACTTTTTTTTTTAAATCATCAAACGATTTTTCTAAAATTAATTTTATACTTTCATTTTTAACCATAACAAACATAGTTGTTGTTGGAAAATGTTTTTTTTTATTATTTATCATATCGTAAGCATCTGTTTGTGTTTCGATAATGAAATCTTTTTCTATTGAGGACAATATATAAAATCCGATCAAAACTCTAATTCTTTTTTCACAAATAGAATTATGAAGTTGTTTCATAATTTCGTCATTGAATTCTCTCATTATTTTATCATCATGTTCTGCAGAAATGTTATTTAAAATCTTTTTATTTAATTTTTCTATTTTTTCTGGGATAATATATTTTTCTTTTAGATCGTATGGAGGTGGTTCCTGAGATATAGATACAGATACAGATACAGATGATGGTATGGGTTTAATGCAAGTACTCTCTTTTTTAAAAAACTTAAACATATGTGGATATTATTTGTAGTTATTGTTAAATATATCAATAAAATCAAAAACATTAATTATCAATTTTATAATAAAAAATTGATAATTCCACATTATAAATAGTTCATAAAAAAAAGAATTGTATAATATCAAAAACAGAAAATTTACTGTTTAAAAAATGGCTGGAAAAGTTACTACACAACCGGGAAAAAATTCCATGGAAATGGGGAAAATTTCTAATTCAATCACTCCTGGGATTGGAAACCCAAACTTTCAACAAAATGTACAGAATGTGCAAAACAAAGAAATCATGAGCAAAAATGCAAAGTATATCTCCAAGAGCGCTTTGTATCTCATATATGTTTCAGTAATTGGCTTGTCTTCTATTGTATTGTCCGTCAAGCTCATTACATGTAACATCGGTGGAAATGTTTGTACTATTTTCAACTACCTTATTTCAACAGGTGTTGTTTATATGATTATCAGTTTTCTTTCTTTGATTATTCTCATTCTTGACATCAGAAAAAATATAATGAGTTTGAAAATACAATCATTTTTGGTTTTTTTCAGACTCCTTACCGATTTGTTTTGGATCATTTTTGGAGGTATTTCTGTCTTTAAAGATGATTTGTTTTGTATCAAGGAGAAGAATGAAATGACATTCTTTGCACTGGCCATTTGGTGTTTAACATTCATCGATTTTGCCTATCTATCACTCACACGGATTTTCAAATGTTGCAAAACTAATTCGGATAATTGTTGTTTGAACTTGACTGATACCGATTCAGCCTACAGTTACGATGCTTCGGGTCCAATGACTTGCATTATCTGTTTTGATTGTAATGGTTGTAATGGTTGTAATGATTGCGATTCCAACTATGACAAATGTGATTGTGATTGTAGTGGTTGTGAATGTGATTGTGCTGGTGTTGACTGTGATTGTGGTGATATGTAATATGTAATAGTGACAAATTTTTTTATCATTTTTATATTAACAATAACCATTCTGTGTCATGTGATCAAGCAGAATATCTAAGTGTACTTCGTTTTTATTATTACATAATAATGCCAAGGAAGTTTCCTGATTTGCGTTGAGCATTTTTATTTCTAGCGGGTGATGTCCGGTATCATTTATAATGACTTGTTTAATTTTGTCGATTGTATCATTTTTATTACATTCAATTGTATAATATTTTTCAGAATCCGGAAGAATTTTTTTTCCAATAAAATTATTATTTTTATCAAATGTATCTTTGTTTCTAACCACTTTTACAATAACAGTCACTTTTTGCGAAGGATGTATTTCTCCAAAGAATTCATATTGTTTTAATAAATTTATCGATTTATTTTCTGACTTATTTTCTGACTTATTTTGTGATTCTATTTTAGACATATTTATAACATTATCTTGTTTTTTAATCCATACATTTTTGTTTATAAATGGGCCAAATTTAAGAGCGTATTCTTTGATGGTATTATTTAATCTTATTTGTCGGGCATTTTTATCATGTGCATCTTCTGGATCATGATGAATACATCGTTTAAATTTTGTATTACAATAAGTCATATAATTTTTTGTGTTCAATATATGTTGATGCCAAAATTTATCAATATCATCAGACGGACTTATTTTTTCGCCTATTTTTTCACCGATATATCTTAAAACCATAAATCTTTCATATTCATCAAAAACATTTTTTGCATATGATAAATTCCAACCGTATTCATTAATCACTTGCTTTATTATAGAATCCATGATGTTAATTATATAATATAATATAAATATATATGATAAATTTTTAAGTCCTTACTAATAAAATTATGGGACGATGTGAGTTAGTTAGACCTTGGATAAATAAAAATATTTACAGTGAACTTCAAATACATCCAGGAAAATCGCATATGTTACATTATGACGTTCCAGAAAAAATTATAATGAATATAAAACGCTTTATTTCTTTTCATAAAACATAAAAAAAATTGAATATTTAACATTGTGATTTACAGAATTAGAAAATTAAAATACGAACACTCATATAAATATATTTATAAATATCAATATAAATAAAAATAACTAAAATGTCTTCATACGACGAAATTAAAAGATCATATTTGAGAAAAAAGGAAGAAAATGAAAATCCGGGATTGGTTGAAGAACGAAAAAAATATGAACCCATCGCAGAAAAATTTGTTGAAGATTTTAAAAATAATGCGCATAACGGTGTTAATGAAACCAAATTTACTACTTCACCAAGCGAACAAAGCCAAAAAGCTCACGAATATATTCAAAAAAGATTCCAAGAGGATGATTTAAAAGGTTTTGTACCAAAGACAGATACTCATTTCGCACATAATTATGCTATGGGTGATTTTAAAAAAATTATGATTACAACGGTTAAAGTTGAAGATGATAATTATAATGATGAAGATTAATTTATTAAACATGTTTGATATACCGTATTGTACAAAAAATTGATTAATTAATTATGTTGTTTTATCTATAATAAAATGACTTTTATCACTAACTATTTCATAATTGAATTTTAATCGAACTTAAAAAATAATTAAAAAATAGCAATGGATGAAGTTCTTGCTCTTGCCGAAAGATTGAATGGTTCGTCAGTCGACCACCAAGAAGCTCTTTTGACCGTTATGAAAAAGAAAATGGAAGAAGAGTTGGCAAACATTTCCAACCAATCGAAAAATTCTGATCTGCAAAAACAATGTGAAGCACTGGAAGCACAAAAAAACTTGAAGATTGCTGAGTTGGAAAAAACAAGGAGAGAAACTGCACAACTTGCTATATTCGAACAAAGGACCAAAAGATTTGTCGAGTTGAATGAAAGAAAAAATTCACTCGAGAAAAAAGTCGCAAAAATGGAATCCGACCTCAATGAAATCATGACAGCAATTGAAAATGATACTTGTGGTGAAAACAAGTTTGTCAATAATCGTAAAATTAATCGTTTAACGCAAGAGTTCAAAATAGTCAAGTCAGAACTCAAAATTATCGAAGAACAATTGCTATCCACCTGATTTTTTATTATTTAACAAATTCAAATAATAAAAAATTGAAGTTTTTATTTGTCTGCATATATCTTAATTTATTTTAGATAATTACATTTATTGTTAAGTTTTAACGGAACAATAAGGTTTGTTATAAGTTTACGTAATAATTACATTTATTGTTAAGTTTTAACGGAACAATAAGGTTTGTTATAAGTTTACGTAATAGCAACATTTTTCTTACTACAAATGGAAACAGCTTCAGTCAATTCAGTAAAAGGATTGTATTATTTTTCCGATGTTGTTCCATCATCATTGAGTGATGAAGTAATGAACTTTGTAAAATCGCAAAACGATTGGATTGTGACACCAGGAATCGGTAAATGTATGTTACAATTTGGTTATAAACATGATTATATTAATAATTGCGGTCATCATGAAAGTGACGATAAATTACCTGTTGTATTGAAAAAATTACGATTAATTATTGAAAATAAATGTAAAGAAATTGGATTAGATTCCAAGTTAGATAACTGTTTTATTAATAAATATTTGCGTAATAAAGAAATAATTTTGCATACAGATCCTTCGACACTGGGACCAATCATTGGATGTTTTTCTTTTTACCAAATTCCATCACATGGTTCAAATATAAATATAACATTTGATAACAATCATTCAATTCATCATCAATCTGTTCCACATGGCTCATTGTACATAATGACAAATGATTCGAGATATGTATGGAAACACGGTCTATTAACAACATCACAAAATAATCCAGATGATTATATGAGGATTTCGGTCGGATTTTCTAGTAGACCGCCAAATGGTAACAGATTTTAATTCTAATATTAAAACTACCTAATTTGTTTATATAAAAAAAATAAAAAAATAAAAAAATACAAAATTCTCAAAATTGTTTTTCATCTACTTGTACTGGAAAGGCTCGGGAGCAAGGCCCCATGAAGGGGGCCATGGAGAACACCGACCCAAACGACTTGTGTACTCAGTGAGCGTGATAGGTACTTCGTTCCAATACTTGTAGGCGTTTTCCATGTGAGAAGTCCAACCGTTGGCTACACGGATACCCTTCTTTGTCAGACGGAACCATTCAGAAGAAGTCTTACGCGTTTCATGAACCTTCTTCTCGAATTCGTCTTTTGTGAGAACTTCGTGCCATTCTTCTCCCTTAATAGGGGTCGTTGCTGTCTTTGAACACCATTCATTGAATGTCATCTTTGCATCCTCACCAAAGGACTTTGGATCTTGGTACCAAATCAATTGAACATTGAGATGCTCATCTGGAATCTGTGAAACACAAATTTCGGCCGTCATGATTGCTGAATTAGACACGAAGAAGTAAATTGCAAACTTTAACAAACGCACAAAATTTGTATGATTATATGAATGCGAGTTTGCAGATATGATTCATATTCAAAATAAAAGGATTTATCAATTGTTTATGTTTTTCAATTTTTCGTGACTATAAATAAAATTACTTATTGACGGCTTCTAAACTACTCAAATAACCCCCACAATGAGCTATTTTTCTGAATTTTCTTGTGCGTTTTTCATAGAGAACTGTCAATAACAGTTTGTATTGAGCAATTTGTCGTTGGCGAAATTCCTTCATTCTTGTATCTAAATCACTATTCGAGAACACTGAAATTTCTTCCTCAAGAATTGAAATTTGTTGTTGCCAAACTTTCATATTCTGGAAATATCTTACTGTATCTTTCTCGGCTTGTTTCATTTCTGTCTGATACTTTAGGATCAACCTATTTCTTCTTAATGAATTTTCATATTTTTGTTTATGTTCTTCTATAATTGATTTTTTAAATTAACAAACTAGATTTAAATAATAAATAATAAATAATAAATAAAAAACAATAAAAAAATTCCACTTTGTTAGTTTTAGAAAACAGATTGTTCAACAAAACGTTTGTTTGTAGAAACCTAATCTTTGTTTGTTTTCGTCAATCACTTTTTGGTAATATGCTTTAGTTCTTTTGGAAGTTTCATCGTCTGCAAATTCTGCTATTTCTGCAATTTTTTGCTGGGCATCAATAATTTTCTCGACAAACTTCAACTTGGTCCCGATCTGGTTGTACTGTTGAATCAACTTCGCCTCAACTTCCTCGAAATTTTCTTGTCCAGACATTATTATTTGGGGTTGGTTGTATTGAAATTAAAAGAGTTGTGTAAAGACACTGCTTTAAATCAAAAAAGCTTGATTTGATGAATTAGATGGTTCATTGTCTTTTATAAACAAACTGTACAATTTATTTGATTCGTCAACTTTTTGTAAGTAACATATCAACGGCACTTTATAAAAAATTGATGCTTTATTTAATAATAATAATAATAATAATAATAATAATAATAATAAAAAGTGCAAATACAAATTAATCATGCATAATGAAAATGACGAAATTGATGTAGCAAAAATAAAATCAAATGATCTCAAATATACATTCAGTGTATTTCATTGGTATTTAACCAACCATTTATTCAGTAATAAAGGTAATGACAAATATTATTCTCAATATGAATGTGATTCAAACCAAACAACGTATGAGGCATTGATGCATATTGGCGCAATATCAATACGTGCAAAATCATATGAGGAAGCTATGGTTTTGAACATTATTTTGAGAACAATTATTGATGGATATTGTGGTGGAATGTTATTTGCTATCGAAGACGAAGATGAAAATGAACCCATTGATAACAAGACACTCAAGATGTTTTTTGAGGTAATAGAAAAATCGGATTCAATGTCCTTTTATAAAAACTATAAAAGATATACCCCATTCAAAAAAAAATTTAATAAACATGGCGGCGTTGATGTGAGTTCAGTTGGTATCGGTAAAATAATGCTTCAATTGCCAGAATCTAAATTTTATACAAGACAAGTAATTATGGATTTAGTATCAGCAGATTCGTCGTTGTTAAATAATATATTTAATGATTATGTTGAACGTATTACATTTATATCAAGATGGTTAAATTTTGTCTTGTATTTTAAATATTTTTTTTTATAATAACTGTTCTTCATATACATATAAAAACTGAATAAAAAAATTGAAGTTTATATATATTTGTATAATAATATTAATAAGAGTAAGGAACACAAGTACTGAATAGACTAATAAAATAAAATGAGCACATTTTCATTGGAACAAATTCTCGAAAACAAAGATGGCAAAACCGTCACCGTTTCATTGACCGCCGCAAATAAATTCATGACAAAACTTAAAACCCATCAATCTTCAGAGAAAGAAACCGAAGATACATGGGGATCCAGTCGTCGCAGTAAATCTCGTGCTAGCAATGCTGTCCAAGCTAAAACGTCCGTGAAAAAAATTCTCATGAAAAACTGTGAAAAAAATGATACCGGAATTCATCTGAATCACACTGAAAGAACTGAGATCAATGACTCCATCGCAGACCAAACTAAAAGTGTTGTTAATGCATACACACAAAATAAACGAATTTTTTGGGACATTACAACAATCAAAAACAAAATTTTCTACACAAATGGTCTGAAGGGCATTGACACAATTTTGAGTAAAATCGAACTTCTCAATTCAATGAAATCAGAATTGTCAACCATCAACAAAAGCCTTGAAGGAAAACATGATCTTGACATTTTGCTTAAACTTTACAACAGATCAGTCGATGACCATGTCGACATTACTGTTGATTCATTTGACAAGGATGATGTCAACAAAACAATCAAAAAAATTAACCAAATGATCAATGAATTGGAAACCGAAAGAGACAAATTGAATGCCACAACAGACATTACAGTCTTTTTGTCTACTGAATCATTGGAAATTTTGGGTCTGTGATTATTCACAGATGGTCTATGATTATTCACAGATGGTCTGTGATTATTCAAAATGTTTTTATTTATTATTTTACACCTATGATGTTTTCAAGTCTATTAACTAAATTCATTTCGTATAATATTTTATTTTTTGCTTTTTTAATCATTGGTAATCGGCGCTCCCATTCATTATTTTTGATAGCATCTGTTATTTGTTTATGCGCTTTTGAAAAATCAGACAAATCTAATCTGATAAATGCATTTGGATAATAATTATCAATATTTGGTGCACCCCAATAAAAACATAAACATTCAGACAAAATACAATCACTTATTTTTTCAGTGAAATAATTAAATTCAGAGTTGTTTTCTACTGCTATACTATATTTATAAGGATATAGAGCTTCATCTTTTTTTAGATCTGGTAATTCACCCTTGTATTTTTTTAAATTCAATGATCTACATCTACCATAAATATCAATTTGTATGTCAATATTATCAAGAAATTTGGCAAAATTAACTCTCAATTTATGACCAGGGTGAATATAATAATCGGATAATACCATCGAAAGAACAGAAGACTTTTTAATTTGTTCATTACGTAATGTATCAATATTTTTACTTATAAACCATTCTATATTGTTGTAACCATTTTTGTGGGATATTACTTGAAAAAAATCAGCATGGTTTGGCTGTCTCCATTGTTCCGCTCGTGAATAATAATTTAATGGTTCCATATGAAATAAAATAGTTTTTTTAGGCTCATAATATTCATTATATATTGGAAAATTGATAATTACATAATAATCTGCTTTTATATTTTTACCTGATACAAATTGTATTTTGCTATCTTTTGGAATCATATAATTCCACTTTTTTGTTAGATCTTTATCCCAGTTACATATTAATTTAACTGTAATAAATTGTGTGTTCAATTGCATGTGTTCTTTGTAGTTTAATTTATTCATATAAATTATTGTCATCATTATCATTATTATCATTATTATTATTACCACACCCAAAGTAATATAATAATTATTATTTTGTTTCATCACGAATATTCTACAATATATTACTAATATTATAGAATTTTTTTCTGCTGAATTACTGAAAGTCGTTGATTTTTAATAAAATAAATAATAAAAATTGAAATTATATCATATTGAATAGTTAACAATATTAATATAGAGATCGGGTTCCACGCCCAGATAATGTATTTGATTGAGGTAACACTTGATTAAAAACTTATCAAAAAGTGGTAGGAGACTTTCTATTATAATGTATTGATTCTGACAATTTCTATTCGCATCTCTTCATAACATGATTCATAATTCGAATGGAAACATAGAGCATTTTTCTTTATTTATAATTCATAAAGGTCTCCTAAAACACACAAAAACATTTTTTATTTATTTTAGTTTATTTATGTAAAAAATTGAACTAATTTCATATTAAACAATTAATATTATAAATATAACAGATCGGGTTCCACTCCCTGATAAGATTGTTAGTAACATAACAATCTTATCTAAAATGGTAGGAGACTTTTTGGAAGTTTCTGATAACTTTCACAAAGGTACATATATTCTGATATTTTCTAGTCGCATTTTCTCGTAACATGATTCATTATTTGCATAGAAAACATAGAGCATCATTCTTTATTTATTATTCATAAAAGTCTCCTATAAATTCACCTCTCCTGTATAAGTTTTATTTATGACCATATAACATAAATAACATAAATAACACAAATACAAACTAAAACAAAATGAATTATACATACTACAACGAGTATTTTTATAATACATTTCCTGGTGTACAAAATGCAGAAAATTTATTGACATCGATTCCGTTTACAAATGCATTATTTAAAATAACTACTTTTGGACCAACAACTGATATAGTTACACCTAATCTAGATACATTATATGGCGTTGGATTATTTGATTTTCGCACAGTTGATCACATAGAAATTTCTGTCCCCGAAATTAAAAATAGATATTATTCATTACAATTTATTGATATTTGGTGCAAGAATACAGCATATATAGGCACAAGAACAAATAATGGCGATGCTGGTACATACATTTTATCTAATAAACAAAATAATAACAACGATCAAAATAATATATATATACCAGGTGTGGTAACATTATGTATTCTTCGTATATATGCAAATTATTATGATCCAGAAGATATAACGATTGCGGTTAATTTATTTAATCAAATAAAAATATTATTTCCTAATTTGCCCAGTAGAAATGATATTATACCAAAAACATTAGTGCGATCAAAACTTACACCTATTGATTCAAAGTTTTACATAGATAGAGTAAATATGCTTGACACATTGAATAAAAATAAATTTTTATGTAAACCAATTAAAAAATGTGCTTCTTATAATGTCATCGGATCAGCATTTAGTCAATCACAAGCTGTTATTGAAACAAAGATAAATACACCAACTATTGGTTGGTTACCAATTTCGGCTTCTGTTGTGGGAGCTTTAAATTTTGCTACTGTTCAATGGCAAGGATTATATGCAAATGATGCAATTGAAGCAATATATTATTTTAATTCATTTGATCAAAATCAAAATGTTTATAATGGTATAAACAACTATATAATTGTATTTGCAAATTTGCCTGAGGTAAATGGTTTTTGGTCAATTACTTGCTACAATTCTGCTGGTTACATCGTAGAAAATCCATATAATAAATATACCGTAGGTACAGCATCAAATCCTGTAAAAAATTCATCCTTAGGATATGTAATTTACTTACAATATGATGAACCATCATCAGATACATTTCCTAATAATAATTGGTTACCAATTCCACAAGAATCATGTTATTTTATCTTGAGAGCATATTTGCCAATAGATCAAAGTTATATACCACCTCAAATAATTAATCTAACACCTATTACATTTGCACCCAGATCTTAATTAAATAATATCGTAAATTAACACATCATTAGTTTGCAATTCTTGATCATTTGCTTCATGTTGTATTATACACAGTATATAACTTACACACAGAAAATTGATAATTCAATTATGCTGTTGGTTTCTTTAATAAAGACGTCATACTACTTTTATTCCTTGGAATAACTTTTAGCGTATTGAAATAAACAAATCTATCGATTTCTCCAAACAAACAAACAAACAAACAAACAAACAAACAAACAAAGAACAATAAACATGAATACCCTCATCAGGCCTGTTTTCCGCAATGTCACTGTTCTTCGTGGTCAAGTCCTCAGGACAACTCTTTGGTCTGAGAGATTTTTGAGCGGATCATCCAGTTCTCGTTTCCAAGTCATGGAACAACCAGGGACAAAAATTTCAGAGACAAAACTTCCTGAATGGAGAATCCAAAGTCCGGAAGAAGTCGCAGAAGGTTGGAAGCAACATCACGAAAAAAAAGCAAGGATGGAAAAAGAAGAAAGGGAAAAACGCGAAAAAGAAAATTGGACTAATACTTTTCAACAAGTGTGTGTGATGATCAATTGTTGCTCTATGTTGGTCATTTTCGGTTGTTCGGCTCGTCGTCACCACTATTAATTTTTTTATTATTTATTTTTTGCAGGTTATATTAATATTTCGTAAAAAATTGAAGTACATAAATATTTGTTACTCCTATAAAAAATCGGTAATATTATCATCTTAAACCCAATCCAGCCGGTTTTCTTCATACTTAATTAATTTACAATGAAAAATATATTGATTATTCTTTGTTTCTTGCTTATGGCATGTTTTGTCAGTAACGGATTCGGTTCACAACAGAATATTATTTCGTACGGATTTGTTTTGAGCAGTCCGTACTACAATTCTGCAACGATGCAGATTGTTACGGCAACAAATTACACTTGCAAAGTTGTTTCGGTAACTTCAATCAATTCGATTAATTCACCGGGTCCATCGTACCAATGTGTAGTCTATAGCCAAAGTGGTTATTGGTATGCATATTTGCCAACTACGGGGTGGAATGGTCGATTCACCCAGTGTGGTATTAATTGTGAATATTTTGGTTCCGGTTCATTTGATCCATCATTTTTTGCAAATATTACTACTAGTACTGCATCAACTACTCTTTCGCCAAATATTTTGTTGATGATTATGTTCTCATCAATCTTTGTTTATTTTTACACTTTCTTTTAAACAATAAATAATAAATAAATAAAATTATGTACTACAACAATAGAAATAACTATTTTTTTTTGGTTTCTCTGGTACAATTACAGAATCGTATTTTGCATTTGCCTCAACTTTAGGAATACTTTCAGCGAGAACTTTAAAAATTTCTTGTACATTATAATCATTCTTTGCCGACGCTTCAATAAATAGATAGTTATTGTCAGTAGCATATTTTTTAGCTATTTTACATTCCACTTTGCGTGCCTCACCTAAATCTACTTTATTTCCAACTAACATTATCATTGTATTACTATTACCTTGTTGTCTTATTTCTTTGATCCATGATTGTGCTGCAACATAAGAATCATTATTTGTAACATCATATACAACAATCGCTGCATGTGCTCCTCGGTAATACATTGGAGCTAAACTATGATATCGTTCTTGTCCTGCCGTATCCCATATTTCGAACTTTACATTACAATCTTCAAGCGGTACAATATGCGTGAAAAAACTCGCTCCAATAGTTGCTTCTTGATAATTATTAAATTGTCGTTTAATAAATTGTAGGGCTAGACTAGATTTTCCAACAGAAGCATCACCTAGTAATACCAATTTGAATGAATATCTTTTAATATTTTGCATTATTATTTATTAAAATCCTTATTATTTTGAACTATTTCGAACTATTTCGCCTTAAGACTTGTAATAAATGTACTAATGATAATATTTACAGTCAGAATTATACTAATTTTATAATTTTCAATTTTTGATTTTATTTAAAAATATTGAAAATATAATAAATAAACTTAATAAAATAAATAGTGTTAATCAATTTATATCATTAAATATGGAAAAGACTAAGTGTGAAGTTTGTAATTATGAAAGAGATACACAAGATGTAACTAAACGAAGAGCGTGTGCATCTGATGAATGTTGTTATCAATTTGTTTGTGCAGATTGTTGTTGGTTTTCTTGTAGTAAATGTAACGAAATTAATGAAGTGTGTTGTGCATACAGCAGTGGCAAAACCGAAACATTTGTTTGTATCAATTGCAGTGAACACAACAAGATAAGTTTGGAATGGTGGGGTATTTCTGACAAAGAATATGAACGAAGATTATGACAATAAAAGTTAAAAAGATTAAAATGTTATACACAAAAAATTGATATTTTTAATTTATTGTAAATTTCATTATATTTATTGTATAGTAACTCTTCTTGATTTTTTGCGTAAAAAAATACAATAATGACCCGTGTTGTCTTTTCAGATCAATCACCTACTATTCATGTTTTTGACATCAATAGTGATTTTGAAAACGAACCAATTATTTCACCATCTCCAAAGTCAAACCAAAATTTGACATCAATACTCCGCAAGTCAACAAAAACATCAAAAACATCAAAAACATCAAAAATAACAATCGATACACAGAAAAACAATTCAGATATTGAACATGTTCAGGATGATCACAAAATATCAAAAAAGAAAACAGCAAGAATTCCACGTGTCCTTTCACAACGACAAATCAATCATCTAAAATCTCTACTGGGTTCACTAAATCTGTCATCCGCTACGGGTGGTTGGCAAAATCACCAGGAATTGTGCAAGGAAAATGCCCGTCTGGAACATGAGAAAATTATTTGTGTTGAGCACCCTGACAATTTTTTGATTTTCAAGGGAATTCAAAAACTCACTGAAAATGGTGTATCAGTTTCCATCTATGATATTTTGTCAGTAATTGGGAAGACAGAAATGTCTGTGAAGGAAGTTACAAGAATCGAAAATCTGATTATCTATCAACTTGGATTTCAACACCGCCATAAAATTCCCGTAACAAGAAATGATAAAATAATTTACATGAATGAATACACACCACAAGATTTCGAACAAATCAAACGATTTCTTGTTGTTTATTTTTCACAGTAATTTTGTTATTTACTTTTTATTGTTTTTTATTTATTTTACTACCATTACAACTGGGACAGTTCTTAAATTGATCTCGACCCTTACCATTACCATTACATCTTGTACAAGGTTTATTAACTTTTTGTTTCTCAACATTATAACCGTTGCCATTGCACGCATTACAACCATATTCATAAGTTTCATAACAAGTGCAATCAGGTAGACTAAATTCCTGAATATAATCTTTATATTTAACCATATCAAGTGAAAACTTCTTGAACAAATCCCAAATATTAATTGAAAGGAAAGGTAGTTGGTTATCAATACGAACAAAATAAAACTTTTTAATTTTTTGTTTATTTTCTGTGCGAAATTGAAATATAGCACCGTACCCTGTATCATGATAGATATTATTACTACCATAATCAATATTTCCGTTTTTTGTGTAAATACATGGAACAATGACCCAACATTGAGTAAATATCGATGACATTTTACTTAAAATTGATACATGTTCAACTGTCTTCATTTTTCCAAGACCATTAAATTTACCATATGTTTTATCCATAACACAATGGACATATTCCTTCGATTTAACTAAATCGGTATCAAGATAAGATCTTAAATTATCAAGTGCTTTATCACTATAAATATAGTTTTCATCCAATATCTCATTTTTTATTAGATATCGTAAAAAATTTGTTTTATTGTGATACATACATTCTTTATCGTTATTTATTTTCCTCAGCAACGAATAATTTTTATTATTCATTTCTTTTTGATTCATAACAGTTTTAGTTATTTGTTTTTTATTACATGACTCTAGCTTACACTTAATATGAACATTTTCATCAACTTCGATAAATCCATTCCCGCTACAATCATAACAACTGTGTGTGAAATGATATACCTCGCCGATGCCATCGCAATTCGTGCACTTATTAAGTTGAAACCATTTTCTGTATTCTTCCGCCTCATATTCTTCTTGAATACGTTTTTGTCTAAGTCGTTCTGCTAAAATCCTTTTTTCTTCAGCTTCTTTTTCGAGAGCTTCTTTTCTGTCTCGTTGCATCTTTTGCTCTCTTTCTTCTCTTTCATTTCGTTGCCACCAAGGTTCATTATTTAAATAGACATTATTGTAACTAGTTGCTGTATTTGTATTGGTTGTATGCCATGCACCCCCTGAACCGTATGGTTGGGTTGAACTAGAAGCATATCCGTAAATCGCACCATTTTGCGTAACAATACCGGATTTTTGATCGATTGTTGGACCGAAGTATACTCGACTCATCTTTATTTAATAATAATAATGATGATGGTGATGATAACTCAATTTGTTTATTATAAGAATTATAAATAAATTGCATAATCAATTTTTTAATGTAAAAGAAAAAAATTGATTTGATTTTAATCTAAATAATTAACAAATAAAACAAAATATAATCATAAAAAATATAACATGGGTACACGAGGTAGTTTCGGTTTTTATTACAAAGGTAAATATTATATGGTATATAACCACTTTGATTCATACAATTTATATCATGATTTGATAACAGAAATTATGATCGCGATTACAAACGGAACATTTCAATCATGGATTTGTAAAGTAGAGAATATTCAATGCGTAACCAGAAATAGAGTTCCAACAGAAGAAGAAATTAAAAAATTAAGTAAATATTCCGATTTATCTGTATCAAGTGGTTCACCAAAAGAATGGTATTGTCTTCTAAGAAAATGCCAAGGATCATATGAAAAAATATTAGATGCAGGATACATTGAAAATTTTGTTAATGATGACGGCGAATTAATTCATGAAGAATATACATGTGTACTTAATTTCGATGATAACACTTTTGAATCATATGATCATGGTTCCAATAAAAAAATAGAAAAAATAGATGATTTAGTTAAAAAATATGGTAAACAAAACAGTTTGACTTTATAAAAAATAATTAAAAAATAAAAAATTGAAACAATACATTACCTAAATTTTATAATAAATTATTTAAATATTAAAACTTCATTAACAAAAGTTAATATGACTACCAGATATAAAAAATTTATAGAAGATTTTAGTATTGAACTAGTCGAAACATATAATGATACAAAACCATTGACAAATCGGGAAAAAAAAATTATATCGGAGGCTACAAACAAATATTTACATTTAGAAGCAGTCAAAAAACAAATTTTAGAAGAAAGAACAATGACAAACTATGAAAGAAAACAAAAAAAATTAACTAATAATACTTCTGAGACGACAGTTTTAAATGATCCGGCATTATTTGAAGATGTAATTGACTCTAAATCACAGTCGAGAAGTTCTTCACCAAAAAATAAAACAAATAAAACAAATAAAACAAATAGAACAAATAAAATAAATAGTTCAGAAATAGAGATGGAAACAGAAACAGAAATCAGACTAACAAATAAAGATAAAAAAATATTGAGAGAGTCCCAAGTAACTAAAATTCTTGAAGATTTGAATCAAAAGAAAAATGACCAACTCAAAATTTTGGATGAATTTAATAGAAATAAGCAAGAACGAGAAAGTATGATAAAAAATTTAGATCAAAAAATTCATGATGAAATAGAAAAAAAGAAACAAAAAGTCGAAGAAGAAGTAAAACAAAAATTGTACGATCAAATAAGAATCACTGAAGAAATGGAAGCACAAATAAAAATTAAAAAGATAGAACAGCTCAGACTAATAAAAGAGATTGAACAAACAAAATCTGAACACAAATTTTCAGATAAAAAAGAATGTAAAATTTGCTTTAATGATTTTGATAAATTAAAAACATTAATACCATGTGGTCATTATGGTTTTTGTAATGATTGTGTTTCGGGATTACAAAATAAATGTCCAGAATGTAGAAAGTATGTACAAAATAGTGTTATTACATACACATAAATTATTTTTTATTTATTTATTATATATATATATCAGGCATCAAAATCAATATATGCGCCTGATATATTATTCAATTTGTCGATATATACTATTCAATGCCCGGATCAATATTATTGAACAAATTATCAATTATTAATTAATAAAAGTTAAAATTGATGTTTATAGTCTTATTAGAATTTCATATTATAATTATTATTCATACAAGTCAAGTAATAATAACTGCAATCATCGATATCAACCAAGTATTTTCCAAAGTTAACACGAAGTCAATCTAAAAAAACTGTTTGGATATATAATCTAAAAACCGCAATCTATGAACAAAATAATAATTATATATTCAATATGAATCAAAAAAACTGTTTAGATTGTATGTGCAGAACGTGGTCTTGTGTTTGTAATGATGTTAATAACAATAAGGTAGATAATCGTACACATCCCGATTTTAGATATAAACCTATAGGAGTTGGTATAATGCCATCACGTAAACACAATGATTATATTAAAATTATATATAAACAAAAGATGGAAAATAAATCAAATAAATCAAATAAAAAACATGTATTTTTTTCAAGTACAGTAGAAATGGTATTCATACCCCATTTTACAGAATGCAATGAACGCTGGTATTAACTAAATCCATATAATAATCCTTTGTCTTTGTTCTGGAGATAAGACGTTAATATATACATCAATATCTTTTATGCTTCTATATTTTTGAGAAAAATGGCAAAGAATAATCCATTTATTTTTAAATTTATCAATGTTATCAACAAATTGTTGGAAATGTATATGACCATGAGCTGTTGCATTTTCAATTCCTGAATCATTAAAATGAGTACATTCCATAATTAATATATTACTATTAAGAAATTGATTATTTTCTAGAACAGAATCTATAATTGTATCTCCTGTAAATGCAATAACAGAAATTTCGATTTCCTCTTGAATTTCTATTCCAGAATTACGTAATTTTTTTATTTCATTACCACTCAAACCGATAAATTCTTTTTTTAGTTTATTTCTTTTTTCCGTGATGACGTAACCAAATGATTTAATTTTATGTTTCATTTCGTGTGCAGTAACAAAATAATTCGTCTTACCAATTAATGGCACATTCTTACAATTTTCTGATTCCGAAAGGATATCAATATATAATTTATCGAACGCCTTTAGGATAGTAATGGATTCATTTTGATCAGTGTTGACATCAACAAAATTAACGGGATAACCACCTCGTCCAAGAGTAGAAATAACTGTTGTTAAATATTTAAATGGTTGAATACATGCTTCTGGCATAATTACTTGCCATGGATTAGTATTGTTTTGTAGTCTTCTATCGACATGACAGAAATGTAAGCACCCAATATGATCAGTATGTCCATGAGTTATAAATACATTTCTGATGGCTTCTAATTTATCTGGTTGAAATCCCATATCGAATGCAATTGAGAGTTCTTCAATGATGATACTTGTTTCTCTTCCCCCAGTAGATTTACCTCTAATGGTAAAATTATCCAATTTGATGAGTAACTCACCATTATCGAGCCTTGTTACTATATTCATTACGAATTAGTATTGTTTAGAATATTCTGATTTTATGGTTAAAACCAAGCATTCTTTTTTCAAATTTTTAATTTTTAGTTATTTTGAATGTTGAAAAATTCTTTCTAATATAAGATTCTTTATCAATGGGGTCAATTATTTTATCTAAATTTTTCTCCATTTCAGTGTTGTATTGTTGTAAGTACTTATAATTAAATTTTTGTTTATTCATTATATAACCAAAATCTTCATGTGGTCCGCCTATTTTGAATAAATAGACATTACCTTTATTACAAACATCATTGTATAAATCAAAAAATTCTGGTGTATCAACGGCCCACATTGATGTAAATTCATTGAAACAAATGATTTTTTTATTTTTTAATTTTTCCATAATGAAATTCTTTGTAATATTGTATATAATGGATGTTAAATGTAAAATTAATGGAAATATTATCAATACATGATTGTTCTTCATGAATCTAATCGAATTAAAAGTAGATCCTGAATCCATTTGAGTAAATCCTTGATTTATTATATCTTGAACTACACTTTTAAACATTCCATTTGATCCATTACTCACAAAGGGTGAAAAAATTATTGTTAAAATTTTATTGTTATTATCAGTTTCATTTCTAATATAATTGGGATAAATATGATTCATATTATTTTCCGGTCCGATGGAGAACAGAAATATATCATAATCGGTAATTGTTCTCCTTAGTTCTGCAATATATGCCGAATAAAAATGTGCATACAAAATCTCAGTGTTATAATTGTAATACATTAATGTTTCTTTTGAAATATCACCACCATAGTACTGCTGTCTATATTTCGTGTATTCAGTAAAAATATTTAAATCTTTGTCCATTTTACCAAAAGGATTTGCCAAATTATCATTTTTACCCATTCCATATTGTTTTAATTCTAAATATTTAGTCTTATATTCCTTATATTTAGTTTCATAATTCATTTCCAAATAATTGACCTTATTTTAATATATTATAAATATATATCACATTTTTATTAAAAATTGATATATTTAATTGCCTGACTGCATTAATAATAAAATAATGATAATATACAATATATGTGATAACACATATTAATTAATATTAATAAATACTAAAAAATAAAAATGAGTTACCAAGATTATGATACTCTGTACAATGCGCTCAATGACAATAGCAATCTTACAGATGAGCAGATGAGTAAATTGAAACAACATGTTGACAACATCTTCAGCCTAACAGTGAGTCGCGGTAATAAAAATGTATTACAAAAAATTTATAAGCTATGTCCCGAAATGGATATTGTTTCAAATAGTCGTCAACACTTGGGAAAATTGTGTTCTGATGGTTACATTGAATGTGCTGAATGGTTATACAATACATGCCTTGAAGATAAAAAAGTTCAACTGTTTACTGATCATGTATGTGCAACATATAGAAGTAAAACTTGCTGTGAAAATCATATTAAAGTACACGAGTGGTTACAAAAAGTTAACGACAACTATAAATTTTATAGTAGTTGATTTTTAATTTATATATTACAGCAATAAAAACGCTTCTTTTGTGCATTTGGTTCCTCAATTAGCAGATCATATTTTTCATTCAGATTATTTTTTGGAATTTTTTGTGCAAGTGTTTCAAAAATTTGTTGTACATTACAGTTATTTTTTGACTTTTGAGAAAATTTCATCAAATCTACCAACCGAAGGTGACAAGAATACGTTTCGTGTCAAAAGTAAAGAGGAAATTAATCCTGAAATGATTGATATATGCCCTCATTGTTTTAATAAATATACGATTAATTGGAGTTTGAGCAGTTACGGAACAAATGCCAAACATGTTTGCTCTAATTGTCAAACGCAAATCGATAAATTATTGAACGTACCTGCTGATCAATGGGGTTCTAAATATATAATGAAAAATAGGGAAGAAGTCAATCCTGAAATGGTTAATGTCTGTCCTCATTGTTATAATCCATATACACTGAAGTGGGAAATAGGTGGATACGGAAACAGTTCCAGACATGTATGCTCCAATTGTCAACTTAAGGTTGATAATTTTTTGGTTATTCGTAAATCACAACTAAAATAATTATAATTGTAAATAAAAATTGATTATGTTATCTACTGAATTATCCCTAATAGTGGACATATTGTTTATTAACCAATCCTTAAACAACGGAAATATTATTATCCCTTAATTTAAATCAATAATAATATAATGGCTTTTTTTAATCTCAGGAAAGAAAATGATGCGCATGTTTTGTATCATACAGAAGACATTATTAATTTTGAACATACACTTAGATCTGATTTGAGATATGAATTAGAACAAACGGAAGATTTTTGTATTTTGTATTCAAAGACAAATTACAATGATCGACATGATACAAATCATCAGACTATTCCCAATACCGGTGACCGCAATTGTTATATTTTTAATAAAACATCATTACTTTTTACTTTTACTGGTAGCAATTATAAATCTCCTGGTCATTTGTTCAGATCTTTTGTTCATAATAATGATACTTATTTAGTCGCAAAAACAGAACATGGTATTCTTTCAATTTACAATCTAACACAGAAGACTGTTAAAAATTGGGAAAAAGATCCTGATGCCTTTATGGAACATATTTTAATCTCTGATGACAAAAAATATATTATCATTTATGGTTGGCATTGGGCTAGATATGAGACAATGTATATTTGTGATTTTGAATGTTTGTTAATTGAAGGATATAAACCAACTTATTATACACTCGAATATGGTTACATAAATTTGTCACCGTGTTTTCCCAATAATGAAAAAGGTTATGATGTACAATATGACGAACGATTTCCACAAATATTATGTTCTGAACCTAAATACTGTACTAAAATGGACGGTTGGTGTGGCTTGCTTAGTCATTATCATCGCCAAAACAATAGATTTTATACATGGAAAGAAATTATAGAACGTGATTTTTACAAAATTGCAATTTTTGAATCATTTCTGTGCGATAGTAATGAGAATAAAAATAGTGTTATTAAACAATTACTCAATAATAAATTTTTCGCAGAGGTACAAATCCGGAATCAAGAAAAATTTAATAGGCTCAGTTTAATTAAGAATCCAATCTTTTTCACTGAAAATGATGAAATTATTATTCAAGCAATTTCAGATGAATCCAATGCTCTCCATAAAAAAATTTCATCTCAATTTGTCAGAAAGTTTTTTCGTGAATCGACGGAAGAAGAAAACGAACAAATTATCAAAGAGCAAGTATACATATATGACGGGCATTATCCTACAATTGAAGAACATGAACATAACAATATTTCTAATATGTTGACAATTACCTTCAAATATAACGTTACTCTCAATAATAAAATTGTTAACCAAGATGATTTAATAAACCTGTCCAAACTCAGTTACAATGGCTACAATGAACCGTATCCAGCATTACCAATCGAAACAGTAAATGCACTGATCGAAAAATATGGTGAAAAATATTTTAAAGTTCGCAATGTGCAGGCAAGTACTATTCCGTTGAACATTATGTTTTCATCAGAATCTGGAACGTCATCGACTCCCTTTATTCCCCCAAAGCCAATTCATTCAGTTGATTTTTTATCATTGTTTAGGGATAATATTATTGAAGAAAAACTTGTTATTATTATCGAATAATGAACTATCGAATAATGATAACAATAGTCGAATGTTTATAAAATTGATTTATTTATTATATTGATAGGTTTTATATAAAATGTTAAATATAATTATTATTGTTTGTGGTATACAAATGTTATCGAAATCACTAGTTTTATCACATGAACCTGTAGATTTATCTACAACTAAATCAATAGTTTCATCTCATGAACCTGTTAATTGTAATATGCTTGTGTCCTTAAAAACCGCATCTGAAACTATTTCTGATATGATTGAGGAATGGAAAAATATTGTTACCTCTTATTTACAGGAATTGTATGTTATTCATAATTTGGCTGAAACGACATATAATAATGCTCCAATTCAGTTTCAAAGGAATGTTGAGGTTTTACATAAATTTAATACTATTGTGGATACCATTAAAAGAAATATTGATGAGCAGAAGACAAAACAAGACAACATCAATCATGTTAAAACATTGCGTACTAAACTAGATAACATTATTAAGGAAGATGGAATGAATAATAAAAATTTACAAAAAAAAATCGACATTGTCACGGAAATTTCAAGAATACAAAAATCGTTTGAATCATCATTCGACAGGCTAGAGGCATCTGATAATTTCAAAAAAGAAATGTTAGAACTACGAACACAAATTTTGTCGATGTCCGGTGAAATATTGCAAATGAGAATTTCATTAATAACAAACGAAATAACTACATCTACTGAATAACACATCATAATGATTTGATCAATAGATGATAAAGCGTCTTATTTTACATTTAATTTATTTTCATGAGCGTCATAAAAATAGTACAAACAATGTTATGATTTAGTGTTTAAAATGGAAATGTTGTTGATAATTTTTTTTCTATATTTTTTATTATTTTAAAATATCTCCCCCCCTCCCTCATTGATTTTTAGTAAATGTATATCACGCAAACAAAATGCTATTTATAGCGCTATAAATATACCAATAATATATTAAATATAGCATTTTTATAGCAATACATATATAAAAAAATAATATATAATAATAATATATTACACTATGGTGGAATATAAATGTGATAAGTGTCAAA